TTCAATGGGATACTGTAGAAGAAGTAAAAGATATTATCACCAAATACATGAGAGGATTTAACTTTAAAGTTAAGATTAGTGATAAAGACACCGAAGCAATCACATTGGAAGAATATAAAAACAAATTACAAAAGAAGAAGTAGAAGAATTAGCTGAAGGAGCAATTCTATTAGACGGATTTGATGATTGTATTACAGGGATTGCTGAAGAGTTTGGTAATGGTGTGAGAATACTTTATTCACGTGATAAAATACTTGAGTCATTACAAAAAGATATGTCTTATGAAGATGCTTTAGAATATTATTACTACAATATTGTTGGTGGACACTTTGGTGAGAGAAATCCTTTGTTTTTACTTTAAAAGTAATTTGAGTAAAATGAAATGATTTTTGGAGAGTATCTTCTTAAATAAGAATTTATTCTTTCTACGGTTACTTCTCTATTTTCTTCTTCAATTATACTGATTACTCCGTTTACCATTTCACCTTGAGCCTTATTAGCCATATCTAGTAATTCATCAAATGCTTCATTAGTATCATTATATTTGTGTTCGTGAGCCAATCTTTCTTTACCCATATAAAGATATGGTGATGCCGCAAGCATATTAACAACACTAGACTCTCTTAATTTATTTAGATATTTTTTCAAATATAACATGTTGAAATGTTTTACTAACATCGAATGTAGTGTTAAATCAGTTGATTTATTTTCCTGAATATTTTTTTTTCTTTTTCTTTCTCTCATTTCATCAAACTCAGATTCATACATCCATTTATCTTCATCCAATAAATAAAGACTTGACCCATTGTCCCATTTAACAACATACTGAACAAATCCAGGTCCTTTTTGAATTCCTTTAACAGTTCCTCTATCACCAAAAGATAATTGAGGTTCACCTAATAGTTCAATGACAACAATTCTATCATCAGGTTTAAGTTCAGGATTTAATTTCTTACTCATATATTTATAAATATAATGAAATATATAATTAAAGAATCTCAAAAGCAAATTATCCTTGAATCAATAAATGATAGGATTAAAGAAGTTCAAGAAGATGGTGTTGAACTAACTAAAAAGATTGTTGAAGACACTAAATCACATGCTTCAATAAACTTAAAGATGATGCTTACATGGGGTGCTGCAATTGGAGGGTTCATGGGACCAATCATGCAATGGTTAAATGGACAGGTACCTGAGTTAACAGAAAAAGATTCATCATTGATTGCTGCCGGTATTGCGTCAGTAATATTCTTCCAAGAAAGAAGTTTTACCAAATCAATTATTAAAAAGATTAAAGAAGACGGACTTGAAGAACCATTTAAATTGGGAGCAATTAAAGCCAATCAACTTAAAACTGTTTTGGCAGGTTTTTTAAAGAGTTTGAATTTATCTGCGTTCAGTGTGACAAATATGTTAAGTTATGCATTCTTGGTTCCAATTATACCAATGATATATGACGCTGTCTCTGAAGGTATATGGGATATAAAAGATACTGAAATGTTGGTTAAATCATTATCAGCATTTGGATTAATAACAATTTCAGGTAATTTCTTAAAACGACTTATGGATTTAATCGTTGATAGGATTACTAAATAAAATCAATCTTTAGTTCCAAATCAGACGTTCCTCTGAATATTCTGTGATAAGTCCCTTCAGGAATTAATAATACTTGTCCTTCAGTTAACTCTATAGGTAGTTGGTTGTCTATTTGAAATTTCCATCCATCACCTTGTACCACTTCAATCAATCTATCTTCTCTATCACGATGCCATTGTAGTTCACCACTATCAACATTGGATTTAAAAACTCTAATCTTTGAAGTTTCTGTTAGTTTTCTATCTTTATACGGTTTCATATTACCAAAATCCTGGATAAGTTTTACCTCCCCATAGGTAACCAAAGCGATTGAGTCTACATGCCCAGTACCCCGCAGTTAATCTATCTTTCTTTTTAGAACACTGATGTCTTGCTGCAAATGATTTACGAGCTTTAGGGTTAGATACCTTAGCAGTTAATCCACCATGAACATCACCAAATGAAATCTTCTTAACTCTACCTGTTGATGGATTTTTAACATAAACAACATATTTTTTACCACCACCACTATTTCTTCTTGGTTTACCAAGTTCAACTTTCTTTCCGTTATGTTCAGCTTCAGAAATAAATGATTCTTCCATAGGAGTATCCAAGTAAATAACTCTACCACTTGATAAAGTTACTTGTTTTCCAAAGTCAGATTCAACAAGTTCAACATCGTCTTCACTTAATTCTACCATTCCATCAAAATACAACTCACGAGCTTCGTTAATGACATTAAAGAACTCTTCTGAACCAAATCTGAAGATATTATCATTTAACGGTATCTCATTTGTCATGTGATAATTAAGATGTTCTGAGATAAGTGGTTTTTCCACTGATTCTGTAAGAACTTTTTTGATTAATTTTTTGATATTCATTTTTTACTTCGCAATAAGAAATACAACCCAAAGAACAATCCCGATATACAATAAAAAATTCCTGTGGTAATCCAATAAGAACTTGTGTAATCCAGAATTGCTTTGAACATTATGTCGAACCCTAGTGGATTGAAAAACATTGCGAGCATAAGGCAATAGGTGGCAACATTTTCCTTTAGAATTCGTTTCATTTTTGTCATTATCCATTAACGTGGGTTTAAAGTTTATGAACAAAGTTCACTTTATTTATAAATATATTTGTGTAGAGGAATATTTTGTGTATATTTGTAGAAATAATTAAATAATCAAGTCCTATGAAAAACTTATTTCTTTCTCTCGTTTTAGTGATGGTTGGATTAGTTGCCAACTCACAAGTTGTAACTGTAACAATTACAAAGTTTCAAAATTTTAATCATAGTTCATCAATTCCGACATTTGACGCAATGGATTCAGATTTGATTGAATATCCTAATTATGGAATTGGAAAAAATGTTTACACATTTGACTTCAATAAAAGAACTGTTAACTTGGTAAACTGTAATGGTGAATTCGTATTGCCAATCATTGAAGTTTTCAATACAAAAAATGTTTTTGATTGTATTGTTGATGATAACGGAACTAGAACATACTACACACTTGGTAAAATTGAAAATGAGGATACTCTTGAATTTATTACTGAATACCAAGATAGTGATAGAATTTTTGGTTCATTTTCAAAAGGTAGTGATGTATCATTCACAACTAAATAAAAAAAGGGAAGATTAATCTTCCCTTTTTAATTTCATTTATTTTTATATTAAACAGTTATTTTAGGAAGTCCAGCACTTTCTAACTGATTGTTAACAATAAAGTCAAACATTGTTTTATCAAATGTTTCACCAGAATTCTGACCTTTAGTACCTAATAGTTTTTCAGCAGCTGCTTCATCATATAAATCACCAACACCTATTTTAGTTAAATACGATTTCATTTTTTGAGTCCAGATTCTTCTAAATACTTTTCCTTTTTCTGATGTTGCCATGTATTTTGAAAATGGGTATGTTTTAAACTGTTCAGTAGTGGTAAATGATTTTCCTAAAACACTTATATAATCTTTAAAGTTAGAAACTATCTCACAACATGGATTACCAGGGTCATTAGTTCCGCAATAAGATATCCAACCAATTTCTCTATCTGTACCACGAGTTTTGTTAAGAATGTCATTAAAAACAGGGTCAAAAAATTCACATAGTCCACCATTACTTGGTACATTCAAAAAATTGTTAATATTTTTATCAGTTAACCCCTGTAGTTTATAAGTAACACCATTAATTGTTGGTCCCGCAGCAGGTTGTCCTTGTTTAACTGGTTGAGTAATTTGCTCGTACATAACTTTTTTAACTATTTTAATTAAGTCATTTTCAGTTAGTCTAATTATTTTTTTCATAATATAATATTTTATTTATTTTTATTTTAAACCTTCAATTTAGGAAGTCCAGCACTTTCTAACTGATTATTAACAATAAAATTAAACATTGCATAGTCAAATGTTTCATCAGGGCCCGCACCTCTAGTACCTAATAGTTTTTCAGCCTTCGCTTCGTCATATAAACCATCATTTCCACTTCGTTTCAAAAGTTCTTTCATTTTTCCAGTCCAAAGTCTTTTAAATACTTGTCCCTTTGCGGCAGTCTCCATGTATTTTGAAAATGGATATGTTTTAAATTGTTCAGTAGTGGTAAATGATTTTCCTAAAACACTTATATAATCTTTAAAATTAGAGACCATGTCACAACATGGATTACCAGGGTCTTTAGTTCCGCAATAAGAAACCCAACCAACCATATTTTTTTTATCTCTAGTTTGATTAAGAATGTCATTAAAAACAGGGTCAAAAAATTCACACATACCACCATTACTTGGCACATTTAAAAAATTGTTAATGTTTTTATCAGTTAACCCCTGTAATTTATAAGTAACACCATTAATTGTTGGCCCTGCAGCAGGTTGTCCTTGTTTAACTGGTTCAGTTTCTTGTTCACTCAAATAATTTCTCTTGGTAGCACTTTGATGCATTTCCAAAATTCTGTTTCTTTCTTCAGAAGAAATATCTAATAATTTTTTCATAATTTAATTTTTATTTATAAATACATGTAATTTTAAAAAAATCACATACTTATTGATAAATAAATGAAATAATGTCAGCTAAATCAACAGGTTCAACGAAGTTATCATTCGGAGTTAAGAAATCAGGTAAATCATCAAAGAAATTTACATCCAATAAAACAAGTAAGAATTACAAAAAACCTTATAAAGGACAAGGGAGATAAAATGAAAGAATACATTAAAAAACAAATCGGAAACATTAAACAGTTTTCATTCGCAGAGATGACTTCCAATAGTTCAGGGAAGACTTCAGGAAGTGGAACGGCGGGTCTTTACATCGTTTTTATCGGAGGTTTGACATTCCTTATGGGTTGTGTCGATAAAATGTTTTTAAACAAGGATATTGACGTTATAACACAATCAATAGTTCTTGTTGGAATCGGAGCAACTCTTTTAGGATACAGAAAATCAAAAGATAATTCTGAAGAACCTAAGGTTGAAGAAGTAACAGAAACTACTGAAGAAGAAATTAACGGTTAATTCCACCAACGTTCAATATTCTCACTCAAGATTTTGAAAAGTAGTTTCCTTGCTCTTTCGTGATTGTATCTTCCAATATTCAAGGCAATTCTTGATTTAACATCGTATGAAGTTAAGTCCTCGTTATCTATTTTAAAAATATGATACTTTTTATCGGTAATAATTTTTTTGTAAACCAATGGATATTTTTTGAAAAAATCATTTAAGTTTTCTTTTTTCAAAAGTGTCTCCATATAATAACCACCCAATACATCTTCAATATCATCACCTGTTGGAACAAAGAAAAAATCTTTATCCTCGTAGTCCATATACTCCATTGTATAAAACTCTTCCTGAACTTTTTCCATCAGTTTGACACACAACATCATCCTTTTAGCATCAAGGTCAGAATTCATGTGAAATCCTTTTTCTTTAATGTACTTGGCCTGTTTTTCTAACTTGAACTTGAATACCTCAAAAATGTAATGGTCGTCCCAATCACGGTCTTTCCAAATAACAGGAAACCACTTAATTAAATTACCGACAGAGGTAAAAAAACCTCTTACCTTATAACCAATTTTAGACCAATAAAGTTCTTTTATTTTTTCAATCATAATTCAAGAATTGATTTCTTACTAATTAAACTTTTCTTTAAGGAAACAATACTACATTCAAAGTCCAAAGAATATTGTGTTAATTCTTCAGAATTTTCATACTTTTTAACATAAAAATCAATCAAATTTTCGGCAGATTGAATTTGTCCAAAGTGGGTAATCGAACCAATTACCTTACGTATCCATTGAAAGTCCCTATCCATAGGACAAATATACATAATCTTTCTTAATTATACAACAACGCAGTTAATTGCGGATTACTTTTTTCATACATACGTATCATAATCCCTGCTTCAGAGTTCGCAAAGTTTTCTTGAGATATGGTGTTAAACCCTTGTAACTTGATATTTCTTTGACGAGCAAACTCGTGAACCCACTCGTGAGCAATAGTTCTTAAAATGTCAATTAACATTCTTCCACCAGCTAAAACTTTAATTCTACCAAGTATTTCACTACCTGTAGTCATCTTACCAAAACGTTCTCCAAGAAGTTGGATGTCAACGTCTTTCTTAAGTGGAGAATTTTTTTGACAAAATCTCAAAAAGTCCTGAATAACACTTATTTGTTCAGAACCAAGTCCACTAGATTTATCATACAAATTTACTTTCATATTAACAATAAATATCTTATATTTCTTTTGTATATATAATTATGAAAAAGAGTTTCTTTGAAAAAGTCCTAAATAAAACAAACAAAAAAGACATTGACCAATGGTTTGGTGAAAATTCCGAA